GGCGGCAAGCGGGTGATGGTGCCGATCGGCGTCGACCCCGGCTTCGAGTACAATCCCGGCGAGGCCTGGTTGAGCCGCACGCTGCCCGGCTCGCAGACGGTGGCGGCCGCACCCGGCATGATCCGCCGCTTCGTCGACAGCGCCGTCGCAGGCAAGCGTCCGCCGGAAAGCTACATCCCGGTGGCGGTCGCGCCGGCCGAGCTGGCCGCAGCTCTGAAGTTGCCGGCCGGGACCGAAATCAGGTTGTCGGCCGACACCATCCGCCGCCACCTCAAGCATGCAGAGACGACGGCCGATGCCTATGCGGAGCTGGTCGAGCGCATGGTCGAGCAGGCGACCATCGTCGCGCAGGGCGAGAAGTCGGCGACCCTGCTGATGCCGACCGGCGAAGAGCGGCGGCTCTATTGGCTGGCCGGACTGAAGCGCACCGCGAAAGACGAGATCTACATGTCCACGCTCTACACGCCGCGCGACGCGCATGCCCGCAAGGTGCTGAGCGACCCGGCTTCGAAGATTGTGAGGGGCGGCAGGCGCGCCGGAGGGCCGTAGATCATCCTCGCTGGTCGAGTGCCAGGCTAAACGTAATTGCTCGGCGCGCAGCTCACATATATCCTCGCCGCGAACGAGAGGCAAGGATGAGCATTCCCATGAAAGCGCAGCTCAGGGCGACAGCCGCGCCGATCGGCGCGCTCCAGCACACGAAACCGCCGGCCGTCGATCGTATGGAGATCGAGGCGGCGGTTGCCGAGATCGAAGACAATCTAGACCGTCTCCGCGAAGAGGGCTTCGAGACGCCCCGCTACTGGTATGCACTCGACCGCCTGGCTGTCATTCGGGACATCTGCGACAAGCTGCTTGCCAAGGCAGGCGAGAAGGACAATCGGGCTTGAGCGGCGTTTCCATCGACGTCCGGATCGAGGACCATGGGGTCGAAGCGGGCTTCACCCGCCTAATCGGCCTGATGGAGAACACCACGCCGGTCATGTCGGCGATCGGCGAAGGTCTGGTCTCCTCGACGCGCCGCCGCTTCGTTACTCAGACATCGCCCGAGGGCGCGAAATGGGCGGCGCTCAATCCGGCCTACAAGCCGCTGAAGAAGAACAGCCGCATCCTCACCGAGAGCGGCCGGCTGGGCGGCTCGATCAACCACCAGGACGGCCGGGACTGGACCCGCGTCGGCACCAACGTCATCTATGCGGCCATCCACCAGTTCGGCGGCACGATCGTGCCGAAGAGCGCGAGCCATCTTGTGTTCCGGCTGGCAACGGGCATCGTGCATGCGCTGTCGGTGACGATTCCCGCGCGCCCCTATCTCGGCATCTCCGACGACGATGAGGAGATGGTCGCCGACACGGTGCTCATCTTCCTGCGCAGCTATCAGTAGCGGTTTGGCCCACGGACGTGGGCCTGAACTTCGCATCGCGCATCGGCGAGTTTGCCGCCGATGCAGTCGCTCCTCTTCTCGATGGTTCAGCCGATCGCCGCCGCTTCTGGCGGCGACGTTCCTGAATTCATCCACCTGGTCCCAGCCGGTACGTTCACGACGCAGGACGGACGCGGCCCTTTCACGGTTGTGGACGCCGCCGCGCTGATTGCGGCCTCCATGCCTGGCGGCCGCAAACTTGCGATCGACGTGAACCATGCGATCGACAAGCTGACCGAGCGCGGCGAGGAAGCACCGGCTGTCGGCTGGATCGTCGCCATGGAAGCCCGCGCCGACGGCATCTGGGGCAAAGTCGAGTGGAACGAAGCCGGCCGCAAGAAGGTCGGCGGCAAGGAATACGGCTTCATTTCGCCCGTCATCCTTCTGACCAAGACCAAGCCGCACCGCGTCACGCAGATACTGCGCGCCTCGCTCACCAACGCCCCGGCGCTCACCACACTCGCATCGCTCAACAGCAGACAAACCGGAGATCCTGAAATGGAGAACGAACTGCGGACGGCGCTCGGGCTTCCCGAGACCGCCGACCAGGCGGCCATCCTCGTCGCCGTGAACGCGGCACTTGGCTCGTCGAGCGCGATGACACGCATCGCAGAAGCGGCCGGCCTGCAGAAGACGGCCACCGCCGACGACATCGTCGCGGCCTTCACCGCGCGCGGGGGCTCCGGCGAGCTTACCGAGCTGCGCGATCAGGTGAAGTCGCTCAACACTCAGCTCACCTCCGTCAATGCGCAGCTCGCCACCGTGTTGAATGACGGCGCGAAGGAGCGCGCCACTGCCTTCGTCGAGAAGGCGATCGAGGAAGGCAAGATCGTGCCGGTGCTGCGCGACCACTTCGTCGCCCGCCACGTCAAGAACCCGAAAGAGGTGGAGGACGAGATCAAGCTGATGCCCTCCATCAATGCCGGCGGGCTCGGCAACCGTCGCGTCGTCGAGAGCGACGGCAAGGTGACGCTGTCCGAGGAGGACAAGCGCTACTGCGCCCGCTTCGGCGTCGACCCCGAGGCCTACCGCAAAACGCTCGAAGACGAGCAGAAGGCGGCGCTCTAAAGCGCGCGCCCAACCAGGAGCTGACACATGGCCCTTTCTGCAGACCGCAATACCCCGAGGTTGGAGGGCGACATCCTCTCCTTCGGCGTCGTCGCCGGCGCGCTCGTCTATGCCGGCGCCTTGGTGATGCTCAACGTGTCCGGCTACGTCACCAAGGGCCAGGCCGCGACCGGGCTGTTCGGCGTCGGCCGCGCCGAGGAGCGCGCGACGGGCGGCGCCGCGGACGGCGACGTGACGATGCGGGTGCGCGCGGGCACCTTCCGCTTCGCCAACTCAGCGGCTGGCGATCAGATCACCATCGCCGATCGTGGCAAGGTCTGCTACGCCGTCGACGACCAGACCGTCGCCAAGACCTCGAATTCGGGCGCCCGCTCGCCGGCCGGCTTTGTCGCCGACGTAGATGCCCAGGGCGTCTGGGTCGAATTCGACCTGGCGAAGATGGGCGCCTGGCTCGCCGCCCGCGAGGAGGAGGTCAATGTCCGCGTCGCCACGCTGGTCGGCAACGGCGTCTACCGCGCGATCTCGCCGGTTTCCGGCCGCCTCAAGAAGATCAGCTCGATCACCGAAGGCGTGCTGACGACTGGCGACGCCACGCTGACCGCCAAGATCAACGGCGTCGCCGTCACCAACGGCGTCATCACCATCACGCAAGCCGGCTCCGCCGCCGGCGACAAGGACAGCGCAACGCCGACCGCGGCCAACTACGTGGCCGAAGGCGACGAGCTGTCGCTGACTGTCGGCGGCACCAACGCCACGGCCACCGTCGCCAACGGCGTGTTCGAAATCGAGCGCGACTGACGCGCCGCCTGACCAGAAGGAAAAGCTCTTCATGCTCGTCAACGCAGCAAACCTCAACACTCTCAGGGTCGGCTTCAAGACCTCCTTCCAGGGCGGTCTGGGCATGGCGTCGACCATGTACACCCGCGTCTCCACCACGATCCCGGCGGGGACCAAGGAGCAGAAATATGGCTGGCTCGGCCAGGTGCCGGGCGTGCGGGAATGGATCGGCGCGCGCGCCATCCAGAACCTGCAGCAGTACGACTATGCCATCAAGGAGAAGCCCTGGGAGCTGACGATCGCGGTCGACAAGGACGACATCGAGACCGACAACCTCGGCATCTACACGCCGCTCTTCACCGAGATGGGCCGCTCGACCGGCGCCAAGTGGGACGAGTTGGTGTTCGCGCTGCTCAAGGCGGGCTTCACTACCGCCTGCTATGACGGCCAGTACTACTTCGACATCGATCACCCGGTCCTCGACGCCAACGGCGCGCCCGCGTCTGTTGCCAACACGGACGGCGGCGGCGGCACGCCCTGGTTCCTGATCGACGCCTCACGCGCGCTGAAGCCGATCATCCTGCAGAAGCGCAAGGACTTCGAATTCGTCGCCAAGGACGAACCGAAAGACGATCGCGTCTTCTTCAACAAGGAGTTCGTCTACGGCGCCGATGCCCGCGCCAATGTCGGCTTCGGTTTCTGGCAGTTCGCCTGGGGCTCCAAGCAGACGCTGGACGCCGCGCATTACGCCACCGCGCGGTCGGCGCTGATGGGCATGAAGGGCGACTACGGCCGCCCGCTCGGCCTGCTCTCCGGCGCCAATCCGCTGTTGGTCGTGCCGCCGTCGCTCGAAAGCGCCGGCCGCAAGCTGCTCAATTCCGAATATGCCGCCGGCGGCGAGACCAACGAGTGGAAAGGCACGGCCGACCTGGTCGTGGTGCCCTGGCTGGCCTGATCTTCGCCCGCCTGCCGCGGCCCGCACGCCGCGACAGGGCAAGCCCGCTGGCGGAGGGGGAAGCAATCCGCCGGCGGGTCTTTCGAAAGGGGCTTTGAAGCCCTTTTCAAAAGACCCGGAGATATGAAATGGCGAAAGCAGTTCGCAATGCGAAAACCGACCAGCCGAAGGTGGCCGAAGTACCCGCGGCACCGATCAGCACCGAAGCCGGCGGCGGACCAGCAGCCAGCAGTGACGGTCGCGGCCCCTCGACAAGCTCGGGACCGACCAATGTCGCCGGCTACGGAGAAGTCGCTGCTGACGCTGATCACGACGGCGCTGCGGGCCTTGAAGGCGTGACCCCTTCCACCGATGCACCCCGAGAGCCTGACCAAAGCGGGGCCGGCTCCTTCGACAAGCTCGGGACAGCCGGCCCTGCAGCTCGGGAATTCAGCGAGCCGGAGCTGCAATGGCGGCGGGCCTTCCCGAAAACCGCCGAGGCGCTCGACAAGTGGCATGCGACGGGTGCCGCGGGGTGGCCGACCGGCTTTCGCATCACCGCCAGGCGCGACGGGTTTCGCCGCGCCGGCATCGCCCATTCGGCCACGCCGACCGACCACCCGCTGGAGCGCTTCCGCCTGCCCGAGGAAGCCGAGGCGCTTCTTGCCGAGCCCAACCTGATCGTGGAGCTGATCTGATGGACGCGACCCACGACAACGGCGAACTGCCGAAATACCGGCGCTATCAAGGCTATGAAAGCCTGCAGGTGGCCGGCTATCGGCCGCAGTCGCGCGAGGCGGTCGAGACCGTCAACGCCGTCAAGGAAATGGAGGAGCACGTGCTGCGCCTCCTGGACGAGATCGCGGACGATCTGATGCTCGCCGCCGACAAGCGCTGGCTGGCGACCGGCCGCACCGACATCGAGCAGGGCTTCATGGCGGTCAACCGCGCCGTCTTCAAGCCGGAGCGCGTCGCAATCGCCGATCTGGACGAGCCGATCGTCGAGGTCGCCTGGGTGCTCGAACGCGAGGACAGCGAGCCGGCCGAGCCGCTCTACTACGCGCCGGACGGGCCACACGGCGGGATGTGGTCGATGGACCATGACCAGGCGCTGCGCTTCGATCGCGAGATCGATGCCTCACGGCAGGCGATGGCGATGGGCGTCAAGGTCCGCGTCTGCGAGCACCAGTGGGGCTGATCCGGTGCCTTACGCGACCGTCCAGGACATGATCGACCGCTTCGGCGAGACGGAGATGATCCGCCTTTCGCAGCCGGAGGACCGCACGTCCGAGACGGTGGTCGCGGCAAGGATAGAGCTGGCGATCGCCGACAACACCGTCGTGGTCGACGATTCCCTGCGCGGCCGCTACGCGGTCCCGCTGGCCGCGCCGCCCGCCTCGATCGTGCGCGCCGTATGCGTGCTCGCGCGCTACGACCTGGCCAAGGGCGAGCGCACCGAACCGACCGAGCAGATGCGGCTCGACCGCAAGGAGGTCATCGCATGGCTGCAGGCCATTGCGGAGGGCGTCGTCAACATCGACGCGCCGCCCGCCGGCGGCGCCAGCAGCGGCACTTCCGGCGCACGGGTGAGCGACCGCTGCTCGGCCTTCGACGATCGCAGCTTGAGGGACTGGTGATGGAGCTTTCCACCTCCCCGATCCGCGTCATGGAGCCGGCGATCGTCGAGCGGCTGCGGCTCGCCTTCCCCGAGGAGACGTTCCCGATCGAGCGCGTGGCGCCGGTCATGACGATCGCCGAGTTCCAGCGCCTGACCAGGACGACGCCGGTGATCGGGCTCGCCTGGGTCGGCATGAAGCCGGACGCGCAGTCGGGCCGCGTGCTCGCCGCCTACATGCGCTGGCGCCTGGTGCTCGTCGTCAAGGCGTCGAGCTCGCCCGAAGCCCGCTTCAAAGGCGACAAACGCGATATCGGCCTGGACGCCATGGTCGACGTGGCGACCGCGCTGCTGCAGGGCCATTCCTTCCCCGACATCGGCGCGTCGCGCGCCACCGGCGCCGAGGGCGTCTACGCGGACGGCCTGGCTGACGCGGCCATGGTGCTCGCCAATGTCGATTTCGAGATCCGCTACACCTGGTCGCCGGCGCCGCTGAGGCTGACCGAGCCCGGCGATTTCCTGCGGCTCGGCATCACCTGGATCAACGCCGAAAGCCCCGAGCTCGAGGAGGGCGACACCGG